GTATGGCAACGGCCCGGGGAGACATCTTGGTCAATCCCCGGGCCGTTCACCTATCCCACATCCAGCGGAGTCACTCACCGGAATGGTTGTAGTCTAGCGCCCCAACGAGCGCCTTGCAAGGACTAACTGAGACGTATGCTGTCTTGTAACCTTGCCGCCTCCACTTCCATGCGAGGTAGCGGGCGACGGGCTTCCATGTGCAGCGCGCGTCAACGTATCGCCACTTCTTGGTCACTTCTTCCTCCTGCAGGCCTGGCAGACGGCCGTCTGCGATCCGACATACCAGCCGAGGGTGCGGGCTGTAGTCTTGATGGTTGATTCGACGGCCACCCACGGCTTAGTGTTCACGTGGAACTGCTCTATCCTGGCGGTGTGGCACAGGGCGCACTCGATGCGTGCGCGCCACTGGTGGGCGTAAGGGGTGATGTCTACCATAAATATCCTTTCTAGTTTGGCCATGCGCGCATCATCCACGCCTGGGCACTGCTGATTTCTGTGTTAGAGGCGGCCCATTGTTCGTAGTGTTCGGCGTCCGGGCCGCCGTAGGTGGGGTGTGTTGTGGCTTCTACCTCGTCGAGGATGAGCCAGCAGTCTGGGCAGTACCGGAGGGACCAGTGGTAGGCGCCATCCTTCCAAACGTCCCTCCGGTACATGAGCCCTTGCCTGATCGTGGTGAAGCAGGCGTCGCAGATGACATGTCCCCTGGAGTGGGGGTGTGTCGTCTTGCGCTTGAGGTGCACGTCAGAATGGTGCGCCAGCCTGCGCCCAGGGGTCGCCCTGCTGGCCGCCCTTGGGGGCGTTGAATCCTGTCTGCTGCCGGCTGTTGCGGCGAGGGATGACACCGCGGAAGCGGGGGAACTTCACTTCCAGGCTGGTGCGTCGCTGGCCGTCGTTGCCGTCCCATCCGCGCTGGATGAGGAGGCCGGTCACGGTGACCTTGTCGCCCTTCTTGAGGGTGTCGGCGAGGTGGCCGTGCTGTTCACCCCAGAACGAGGCGGTCACCCAGAGGGGGTCTCCGTCGTCCTCCCAACTGCCGTCCTGGGTCTTGCGGGATGCGGTAGCGGCGATTCGGAGCTCGGTGATCTGCTGTCCGGACTGCGTGTACTTGACCTCAGGGTCCTGGCCGAGGTTGCCTTCGACGGTGATGTCGCATGCCATGGTTAGTTTGCCTTTCGGATGGGGGAGAAGAGCTTCTTGATGTCGTGTTCTTGGACGTAGATGGTGGGGTCTCCGACGAATCGGAAGGTGGGTGTCTTGCTCTTCTGGATGTGTCGGTCGAGTGTTCGGCGGGTGATGCCGAGCATGTGGGCCGCCTCATTCTTACTGAGGTAGCCGGGGATGGCTTTCATTGGTTTCCTTTCAGGAGTCTGGTGAGGTCTCCGAGTGTCATTGTAGCCCATTGCTGGCCAGGCTTGGCAACTCCGTGCCGCTTGTGGACAACGATGCCGACGAGGGCGCCCGCGTTCTCGGCCTCAACCTGGGCCTCTCGAGTCCACTTCGGAAGGTCCATGCGGGCGACATCCTTGCATTCGATGACGACCTTGTGGTCGCCCATGCGGACGTTGGCGATGTCGCCCTTGTCTTTGGCTCCAGCCTTAGGGGCGCGGTCGATCCTGTCGTCGTCCAACTCCTCAGCGAGGTAGTCGGCGACAATTCTCTCGAACCGTGCCCCCGCAGCCTTGGCGCTCTTACGGGAGCGAGTCAAGGTGCTCCTCCTGGACCAACCTGAGCTGGAGCTCCAGGGTGGTGACCCTCAGTTCCAGGCGGTCCCGCTGGGCGGCCACGCTGATATAGGCGCCCAGGGAGGTGAGGGCTATAACAATGGTGGCAGCGAGTAGTGCAATCATGACTCCTCCTTTGGTGTGTAGACAACGGTGTACGGAGCCCACTCTTCATCCAGCAACTCCATGAACGTCCCCTTGGTGCACACCCACCCGGACGCTTCGAGCTGCCAAACATCCCCATCGCAATCAAGTACCACGCTCCCAATCGGGAGCTTGTCGCACTCTACGTCGTACCGACGATAGCGGAACGCCTCCACCTCTTCAAGGAGGGCGCTATAGCGAGCATTCCATACCTCTGCCGACTCGGCCTGATCCTCCAGCTGAAGGAAGCGCTTGATGAAAAGCGCGACGTCATCCTGCTCGCAAGTAAAGGCCGCTGTGCAGGCGTACAGGGCCAGCTGCCCGAGGGTGGCGTTAATACGTTCCTTGTTGTTCACTTCTGGACCTCCTTGTCGAATCGCATGAGCCAGGCGATAGCGAGTCCGCCAACCTGGGTGACCTCGGAGATGAGGTCCGAGTTGTGACCAGTGTCAGCCTTGTTGTCGTAGGTGAGGGCGGCGCAAACCTCCCCGACCTCCTCCGCCAGGGCGTAGAAGCGGGACTCATTGGTGTGCTGGTCACTGTCGAGCGTCATGCCGGGGTGCTTTGCAGCTGCACGCTCATACTCGACGACGAAAGCGTTGGCAGGATCGTCAACCCCGAGCTGCTGAAGCATAGCCGTCGCGCCATCCGCCATATCCAGGAGGCAGTAGGCCATCTCAGTTCTGGCGACGCCTTCGTCCAATCTGTCGGCGGCTTCTAGGATCGCAACTCGAATCCATCCCAGCATTGAGTGCCAGCGCCCGATGATGTGTAGGCGTTCCTCTTTCTGGCGCGCGCAATCCTTGGTGACCTTGCGCGCGATGTGAGTGAATGTAGTCACTTCTTCTCCTTCTGGTTGTGGTATGGGCAGATTGTCTCTGAGTGTGGGCCGTCGTCAATTATCCAACCCCATCTGACGGCGAGGTCACACATGGTTGACATGTCGGCGCGCTCGCGACGCCCATTTGGCGTGCCGGGCGACGAGTTAATTCGATTCGTACATCCTGGCCAGTCACACGTGATAGATATGCGCGTGTACATCACTTCCTCTAAGTTAAGCATTCCATTCCTCCGTCGTCTTTCAGTAGATAGGTTCGCCCGTCCCAGTACTGGACGGGGATCGTTTCAGGGTTTGCCACGAACTGTGGAATGTTGTATCCCATCTTTCGCGCCTCAGCCCTGTTCTGTTCAATGTGCCCATGACAGCCCCGCACCCCATCCCCACAGAGGAGGATGAGATTGCTGGGGCTGTTGGTGTTCGGCTGGCGCGTACCTCCCATGCCACGGGCCCTCCTGTGCTGGATGCTCATGGGGCCGCTACCGGCGTACCGGCCGCAGCGGGCGCACCGGTAGCCGTCCCTCTCGTACACGAGCCTCCTTGTTTCCTGGGAGGGTCCTGTTTTCCTGGGAGTCACCTTTCTACACATCCCCGCCCTTGATCTCGAGGAGGCTGATGTCCCCAGTGGAGATGAGGTCCCGGATGGCTTCCTCCTGGGCGGTGGAGATTCGCACCGATATGCGCGGGTCACCCTGGACGACCTCCACCCCGTCGGGGACCTCCCCGGTCTGCTTGATGAACCCACCAAGGGCGGCGGCGGCAACGAACCATGGGGCGGGCACCTTGTGTACGGCGTCAGGCTTGTTCCACTCGAGCCAGGCCACGAGGGCCTTCTCATCCACCACCTGATATTTAGGCTGTGGTGCACTGACGCTCACCGTACCGACCTGGAGGCCGTCGATCATGGGCTTGGATGTGTCGCCCGGCGCCATGTACTCCTCAAGTTCCTTGAGGGCCTTCTTCTTCTCCTGGGAGGCCACCTTGGCAATGTGCGCCGCGATGGCCGCCCTGCGGAGTGCTGATTCCTTGCTCACGGCTGCACCTTTCCTGCTCCGTAGTTCTGTGCCAGCCACGCCCTGAGCATGTCTGGGTTGGCCTTGCCGCCTGCTGCGAAGTACTCCTCACGTACCTTGTCGCCGTCCAGCTGGTGGGTGGCGCAGAACCCGTCAAGGATGGTTCCGCACTGCTCGGCCGCTGTTCTCTTGGGAACCCCCTGTTCCGTTGGGAGGGGGGTGTTCTGCCGAGGTGCCCTATTCTGCTGGGAACCCCCTATTCTGTTGGGAACCCCCCTCTCGCAGGACTCACTATCGGGGTCAGGCTCGTCCGTGGGGATGGTGAGCGCCTGAAGGAGGAACGTCCGGTAGGCCACGGACATAGCCTTAGCAGTGGCCTTGTCACCAAAGTCCATTGCCTCGGCCGCAACCTTCCCGTGGATGCTGTCCCCAGCTGGGCCGTAGACCCGGTAGGTGACCTTGACAGTCACCTCCGCTGTCTGCTTTCCGCTTGCTGTGACCCCATTGCTTCGGTGCACCTCAACATCCTCAGGGAGGATGGTCACTCCGTGCTTGCGTAGTGCGGGCCCTACTGCGTTGAGTACGGCGTCGATCCCCCGGAAGAGGAACTTCTGTGCCTGGTTCTTACTGTCCTTCCTGACTGCCTGAACATCCCCCATGACCTTGCTTAGTGCCTGGTGGACTGTTAGCTGTTCTGCCATCTGTACTCCTTTCCTGGGGGCCCCTATTCTCTTGGGAGGCCCCTATTCTCTTGGGAGGCCCCTATTCTCTTGGGAGGCCCCTATCTGGGAACCTACTTCGTGGAAGCCACCAGAGACCCCACGGCCATGATCGCGTTCCCCATCGTCGCAACATAATGGGTCACACCGCCGGCGGTCACGGCGATCCGGCCCCCGACCGGAGCAATGATGATGGTCTCCGATTCCGCCGTGGTGATGCTGTACACGTCCCCGACGCGCCGCACCTTCAAGCGCTGATCGAACGCGGTAACGCGACCCCGCACGGAGTCGTGATGGTTATGGGCGTTCGCCTCAGCTAGCGTGTCCGCGATGACTATCTCATCGCATTCGACGTACCCCCAGAACCGATCGGACTGGTCTGGCTTGCGGACCGTCCACCAATCGGGGGTGAGTTCTGCCGCTGTGGCACCAAGCACCACAGTGTGACCCATGGGCGTTGGGGCTACATGCATGCGTGCGTGCGGCCACATACGGGCCAACTGGTTCGCTACGTCAGTGACGTCAACGCGTGTGGTCATGGTGAGTGTTCCTTCCTGGTGTGGGTTAGTGTTGCCATATATATCTGGCGGGGTTGAATGGCTCGAGCACGTACAGCCACGCTGATAGGCGCTTGAGTTCGGTGCCGAGTAGGCGAGTGTCGCCATCCTCGAGGTGCCACCATGGGCCGTGCTTAACCCATGGCTCGTGTAGGTCGTTATAGACGGTGGCGCCGTCGGGCATGCGTCGCATGTCCGCGTGCGTGATGAGGCGGTGCTCGAGTGGTGCGTCAGCTGGCATGGTTCTCCTCCGCCTTGATGGCGCGCTCGAGGTAGGTTGCGGCCTTGCGCAGGTCCTCTACGCGCTTGCTCGCACCTCCCTTGCGGCCGAACCGGGTGAGGTACTTCCCCGTGTTCCATAGGTGCGGATTGTCGGGGAAAAGGGCATCAAGTAGATCCCAAGACTGTAGGTCCTTCGTGTTCTCCGGCGCCCCATTGGCGGCCAACGCCCTCCCTATCCACGTGTAGTGAGTTGGGGAATCGTGCGCCCCCATAATGTCTCCTTCCTAGGTCCCGCGCCTTGCGGGCCACCTATGGGCCACCTAGACCAAAAATGGATCACAGCAAACCTCTGTCGGTAGATATTAGACAGTAGGGCGGTCTAGGTGACTCATAGGTGGGCAGACTGTATCGACTACGCGAGGCGGCGCCGTGCGTGCGGTGCCTGCCACCTA